CAGGTCACCAAGTGGAAGGACGTTCGTCAAGAATTAGATCGAGTTCTTGTGAACGGTGACGACATGCTTTATGTCGGCACGGATGAGGATTGGAAGAATCACATTGAGATATCGGGTCAAGTCGGCCTGGAAATGAGTGTAGGTAAGGCCTATAAGCATCGCTCTTATGCGAACGCTAATAGCACTTCATTCATTTGTGACCTAGATAAAGTCACGGTGGACTATACGCGTATGATGGAACAATCAGAAGATCTTTCTGATAGGTTTTATCATATAGCGCATCCATGGCAGATTAACTATCTCAATGCTGGTCTCGTGTTTGGACAGCATAAGGTTCAAGCAAGAGAGTATGGTACAGCGGAGTCTCATCATGCCGATTCTACATCGGTCGTGGCGAACATCCCAACAATACTCGACGGCTGTCTTCCTGGTACACAATCTAAGATGCTAGAGCACATACTTAAATTCCGTAGAGATGACATCAAATCGGACACCAAGGCAGTGTTGATAGGGTCAAGGGGAAAACGAACGGAGACGTATCGTAATCTCTTTCTCCCGGTCCACCTGGGTGGTATGGGCGTTAACCCTCCTGTGGGTTGGAAATTCCACATCAAGAAGATTGACAGAAGAATAGCCGGTTCTCTCACTGATCCTCAATACTCCTCTCTTCCCCTTCCTGGGTATGAGTTGAGTAAGGAGATTGATCCGATTCCTCCTTGGATCAGGAAGAACGTTGAACCGATTCCTGTCGAAATCCGTCTTTGCCATAAACGGATAAGACATGTTCCTGTCGGGCACCATGCACCATGGTGGTATAACCGACAGGCACGCCTGTACTGATCAAGTACGAGCATGGCGCGGCTCTCGTAAAGAGAGCAGCGGGGGTTTACGAATTAAATAGCCAAAACGGTGCGCTTCCTCAGCGCTTAATAGTTCCGTGCTAAGTGGACAAGAGTCCTAAATGCCGAGAGACTGCAAAGCTAGCTAATCATACCGGGACACATCTTTGTGCCGGGATCGTTAGTTTCGTAGATGTACAGTCCTACCCGACGGGTGTAGGATCTCCGTTTAACCCGTAATACCATGAACAAATCTGCCAAGCAGAACAAGGTGGCCAAGAAGGCTAACCAAGTCAAGACAAATTTCGTCGATAATCGCAACCCTCGAGCTCGCCTCGCGGGTCAGTCCTATTATCTTGCTTCCATCTTCGATCCTCTGATGAATGATGGTTGTAAGATTCCCGATCTGGTAACTGTGCCGAGTGCCACCACTCAGTGCATCCAGAGATTCCAACAAGCTGTTGGTAGTGCTGGTGTAGCAGCTATTCAGGTCCAGTTCGGACGAACACTTACCGCCACTGGCGATATTTGGACGTCTGCTGCTGGTTCTGCAACAACTGCCCCAACGTGGAACGCCGTAACGCCCAAGGCCTACGCTACCGCGATGTCCACCAATGCACAAGCCAAGCGACTTGTCTCGGGTGCGATCTATTATGAGTACCAAGGTGCTCCTCTTAATCGCAAGGGACGTGCAATTTGCAATTTCGACCCTCCTGTGACCAGTGTGACCAATCCGCCCACCGCTTCGGTCTCCACTGATCTTCTCACTCGACCCTACTGCGTTGATCTCAACGTAGCGGATCGTCCGAGTGGTATGGTGCGTTATATCCCTCAGGATTCCGACGCTCTCACTTACTCCGCGACCAATAATACACGTCTCTACGGCGCTGGTACCATCTTCATTGATGGTGCCAATGTCGGCGATATCGTGGAATTTACGATCGTGGAAAATTATGAGTTCGTTCCGGTCAGCTCTCAATTGAGTCTGATAACGCCTTCACCATCAATCTCGGATCCGTTGGAGATGAGTCTGGCTGCTAATGCCATCTCATCTATTCCAGAATTCCCTGTGGCTCAGCCGCCGCGAGATCCTCTTACTCAGACTCTAGGGCCTGAACAAGTTGGTCTCACGGCGTCCCGTGCCAAGAATGGAGTTCGTGTGCATTCCCCTTCGGAATCTTCGCACACCGGACGTGAGCCGACCTTCTTCGAAAGAATGGTCGGTGGGATCAAGAAGGCTATCCCAGGAGTCAAGAAAGCTCTCGCTTTCGGAATTGACTTAGCTACAATTCTCAGTCCACTGCTGTAAGGCAGCTGTGATCCGACGAACGCGCTTCTCTTCGGAGAGCAAATGGTCCAATAAGGCCAATATCGGTACTGTTGCGAACAATCTAGCCACAATGTGGAGAGGGGTTGTTCGCATCCTAGGCGGTTGAAACTTGCCTAGCCGACGCGTTACCTGCTACCGTTGACCATCGGTAGCCATCGTAGTCTCTGTAGTTTCCAGAGACAGATTGCAACTCTTACCGAGTCCTAAAGACCTACAGTTCAACGACTCAACGTGATACATGTAATAGTGTGTCTTTGGTAGGGGAACAAACTCGGGTGTTACACTGGGGGCACGAAACCGTCAACTCACAAGTATACTTGCTTATAGTTTTCGTGGATCTCTGTTAGTTGGGGATGCTTCGGCATCCTCATTTCTTTCAGACATCTGCGTCAACTGAGCAAATAGAAATATGAGACGGAGGTAGAAGTAGGGGACTTAAAGCTAAACCAGTAAGTCCGCTCCCTGGTAATACTTTGTAGAGCGCGAGCCTGACGCCGGACGTAGTCGCCGGTATGGGTGCTCCTCGCAAAACGAGTATTTTAGGAAAGAGAACAGTTGCTTTCTAAAACGCGATGCGTTTGTGTTCTTTCACCACTTTTCGTACATCTAAGGAGTACTACTTCGCAGTGACGCTTCACTAAATTGGCATAGTGTTGTAGAAGCAAGCTGCAAGGACACTTCAG